AATATTATCTATATTTGCAGTGGAGAGTATCCACGGCATATAAAGGTATATGCTACCGTAAATCATAAAAGAACGAAAATACATAAAAACGGGAGTGGGTACGCCTTTGGGTGTATCCACTCTTTTTGCATATATGGGTAGCTGGTTTTCAAAAAAGGCAATGAATATGACCGATAAGGTTAATGTGGTTGAGAAGAGAGGTAATGATACATTCTATCTTACCAATCTTTTTGATTCGAAAGGTGCCATCTGGAAGACGGACTTTGATATGTCCCAAGCCATGGATAAAGAAAACGCCTTGTTGTATTGTACTCCGTTCGCTACCGTTATAAGGAAGGTGGGAGCCATGTTTGCAAACGGAAGGGTTTACCTGACAGATTCAGAGGGTAACGATGTCACAGATCCGAAGCTGACCGCCTTGTTTAAGAAACCTAATCCGCTTCAAAATTCCATCGCCTTCTTCTCTCAAATAGAAATGGTTCTCCGGACGTATGGATACTGCCCTATATACACCAATCGTATTTTCAAGAAAGGTATTCCTCGGACGATGTGGATCATCCATCCCATGCATTTCCATCTGACCGGTACCGGGAAATCTCTGGAACAGGTAGATTCGGACGGAATAGTCAAAGAGGCGTACGTTGAGTGCGGGACTGAGAAAAAGGTCCTTAACAAGGAGGAGTATTTTATCATTTACGACAGTGATATCCATATCCCTTGCAATGAAGGTGATGAGATAACGTTCGGTACGGCCGTAGACAGTTTGTCTATTCCTGTTTCTAACTGGATGGCTTCTATGCAGGCAAGTAATTCCCTGATAACGAATGGAGGCCCCAAAGGGATCATTTACAATAACGATAACAGTGAGACAGGTAACGCTTCGCTGAATTCAACCGAACAGGAATCACTTCTTGATAGATTCAAGCGGAAGTACGGGTTGATGAAAAGTCAGGTCCAGATTGCTGTCTCCCGTGCTAAATTGGGATGGATTCCTTTGAATTATAATTCTGACCAGTTGAAACTTCATGAAGAGGATAAGAGGTGTACTGAAAAGATCGCTAATGCTATCGGTCTTAACCCGAGCCTTTTTAATGAAAGTAAGTTTGAGAACCAGGAATCGGCTAAACGTTCCGGTTACCAGGACTTGATTATACCTAATGCAGAGATAATAGCTGAGGCTTTTACGGAGAATGTTTGCCCGGAAGGTACAATTATGAAGATTGATTTCTCACACGTAGAATGTTTGCAGGCGGATAAGAGTAAATCATCGGAGGTTCTGCAACGGGTAATGGACTCCATGATTAAGGGGAAACAGGCCGGTCTTATTACCGGAGACGAGGGAAGAAGCGTATTAGCTGAATATATAGATATTGATCCTGAAAAACCTAAGGGAGATTATGGAAACGAAGAATAAATATAAAGGTAGAATCGGGAAGCAGACTAAGTCCTTTTCGTTTGAGACAAAGGATCTGTCAATTAACAGCGGAAGCCGGAAGATCTCGGGGTATGCTGCCATATTTGGTAATATAGACAAGGCCGGAGATATGCTTATAAAAGGATGCTTCTCAAAAAGCATCCAGGACAGGGGACCGGAAAGTGCGGCCAATGACAAGATTATCTTTCTGTGGATGCATGATATGAGTGAACCCATCGGTCGGTTGACGGCTTTGCGTGAGGATGAAAGGGGATTGTATTTTGAAGCCGTAATTGATGATGTAGAACGTGGTAACCAGGCTTTGACACAGCTTGAATCCGGAACACTGAACCAATTCTCTATTGGATATAGATACGTGTGGGAGAAATGTGAATGGGATGAAGAAAGAGATTGCCTGATCGTAAAAGAGGTTGTCCTTTATGAAATCTCTGCTGTCTCAATCGGTATGAATGGTGAAACGGAGTATCTCGGGTTAAAGTCTGAGGAGGATTACCAAGACCGATATTGTGAATTGGTATCTGACATCGACGTCTTATGTAAAGGACTTAACGTCATAAAACAACAAGAGTTACAAAGGATCATTGCTAAAGCTATGTCACTTGCTTCTGCAAGGCCGGAAAGCAATCCGCCAGCAAAGGAAGCCGACGTACGTGGTAAGAAGTCCATGTTTAATAAATTAAAACTAAAACAGGATTGCTTATGAAATTAGGATTTTTGGACCTTATTGACACAAAGGGAATGTCTGAGGATGACAAAAAAGTATGGGAGAAGATGGACAGCGCCTTGGCTGATTCTATCGATAAGGAGATAGGAGAGAAGATCAAGTCTTACCTTAACGATGAACTGAAAATTGAGGATCTGCGTACATCTATTACTGAAGCGGTAAAATCGATCAGCGATTTCAAGAAAGAGAATGGCGAAAGTGCGGTTGACAAGAAAACGTTTGATGAAACCATCAACAGTATCGAGGAAAGCCTTATCCGGATCAAGGCCGCTACGGAAAAGGCCGGGAACGGTGAGATTGCTCTTAAGAGCATCGATAAACAGATTGAGGAACAACTGAAGGACTTTATCACGGTTGAGAAAGGTGCCAAGGTAGTTGACTTGAAAGGGGCGTGTAAAGCATCTGCCGGCTATAAGAAGAGTATTAATCTAGTGTTGGACAGCAAATCTGTTTCTACAGTAACCAGTACAGGCATTGCACCGCATTATAACAATACGGTAGATACTACTCTTTCTGTAGATCCGAAAGCTGAAACAGTTATTCGAAGATACGCAAACGTGGCAAGCATCAGTACGCGTTCGTTGACTTATGCTGAGTTCAAGCCGGGTGAGGGTGATGCCAAATGGGTACCTGAAGGTGGCCTGAAACCTAATATGGACGCAACACTTTCGGAAAAGAGCATTACTGCCGGCAAGGTTGCGTTGACTGTGAAGCTTACAGAGGAGACTTTAACCGATTTGCCTCAGTTGGTAGCGGAGATCAGAGCGGAAATCATTAACCGTATCGGCATTACAGAAGAAGAGGGAATTATTTCTGGTACCGGAGCGGACGGACAGATTACAGGTGTATTTAAAGATCTTCCTTCATTCTCGCTTACCGGATTCAAAGTAGCTAAATCGCCCAATATGTATGATGCCATTGTAGCGGCATATACTCAGATTATTTCTACAAGCAAGATGAATTATCGTCCTAACCTTGTATTGATGAATCCGATCGATTATGCGATGATGCAGCTTGAAAAGGATGCAAACGGACAATACTTGCGCCCGTTCCGTGTAGGTGATGAACTTATCAGAGGACTCGCGGTGGAAACGTCTACCGCCATCGAACAGGGTAAGTTCCGTATCGGTGATTTCAATTACCTGAATATTCGAGACTTGGTTCAACTGACCATTACTTTTGGTTGGGAAAACGACGACTTCACGAAGAACCTTGTAACCATGATCGGTGAAAAACGATTGATGGCATATGTAAAAGCGCAGTATAAAACTGCATTTGTGAGTGATTCATTTACTACGGTAATGGAGGCTATTTCTCCTTCAGTTGGTGGTTAAACATAAAGTAGGATAAATATGGGAAAAGAGTATAACATGGACCTGCATAAGCAGTATGAGGTTGAATTCATTAAAGACGTGAATTTCTTCAAGAAGGGGGATAAAACGAGTGTGAATATGCCGCTTGCGAGTAAGTTTTTCAAGGAAGGGAAAATCCGGGTGCCTAATAATCTGATGCAGGATGCAAAAGAGCTCGGATGTGAAGAACTGTTCGTTAAACCGGGTGATAATAAATTAAAAGAATAGTTATATGATAATTGACGGTACATACTTTAAGGGGACAATATCTATAGATGGCTTGAATGTGGATACGGGGGCTCCTTCTATTACCCGTACTTCCATGGAAGACTATCTTAATAGTTTCATTGATACCTATGAGAAAGAGTATCTGAAATTGGTGTTGGGAAGGGATATGTGCCGTCAATTCATAAACTATCTGAAGGAGAACGGAGATAAAATTGATAAATGGGAGAGGTTGAAGGAATTTCTGGCTAAAGACGGTAAAAGCCCAATCGCTAACTATGTATTCTTTTACTTTGTAAGGAGAAACAACGTACATGTAAGTGGTGTAGGCACAACCGGCTCTGCGGATGAAGAACAGGCTGATCCTAATGTGGTCCTGATTCCGGCATGGAATGAAATGGTTGAGATGAATTATGATCTGCTTGATTTCTTATGCAAGGATGACAGCTACGACGGGTTTTCGTTTGACCGTTCAATGTTGGAAGAGATTAACTTGTTTGGCTTATGATCGTAATAACGGATATATTCAGGGGAATAGTGGAACGCGTATCAAAAGAGTATGGAAAGCATATCTCTTACATGTTCGGGGATTGGAATTATATTTCTGACCAGCTATTGATATGGAGTAAATCAAATGCCACTGCAAAATTGAAATATCCGGCCATATTTCTTTATTCTCCGATTGAGGAGGATAGGACCGATAAAAAATGGAAAATGTCACTTAGCCTTTTGCTTGTTGTAAATACACTCCCTTCATATACCAACGAGGAACGTTCGCGTATATCATTTGCCGAATGTCTCAGACCGATTTACGAGATATTGATCAAAGAGATCGGTAAAGAGCCGACTTTTGATATTATAAAGAATGTCCCTCACATGTATATCGAGAATTACCGATATGGTAAGGCAGGAGTTACTGGACCGGACGGGAAGCCATTTAAAGATTATATCGACGGGATAAATATTAAGAATTTACAGATCACATTAAAAAAAGAAAAGTGTTATGGCGATAGAATTTAGAGAATGTAAGGGGCAGGAAGACTTTAATACCGGAAGGTCAAAGTGTGTTCTTGATCCTGGTAAGATTAAAGCGGTAATCCTTATTCCACGTGGTTTTAAAATCCCGAACGGACTGACCGCAGATAAGTTAGAAGAGTTGTGTCATGCAGACCGACCCAACCGTATTTATCCGATAAAGACGGTTGAGGAGTTTGCTCCTACTGGTGGTGAGGCCAACGTAAATGCAACCGGCTATGGTGGAAATAAAATCACCGGATATTCAGCTTATACAGCGGCGCTTACTCTGGATAATTATGATGCCAGCCTTAAAGCCAATCTTATGATGGCAAAAGGAGTGGAATTTGACGGAGTAATTGTTGATGAAGATAATGTGTTGTTCGGAACGAATCGCAATACTACGGGATTGAGTGGTATCCCGCTTTCGGGAGTATATCCGAGTGGCCAGGATTGGGATTCTTCCGGTCAGGAGGCCAATCTGGTCGTAAACCTGATGTTTAAGGATTACGAGAAATACATCAAGACAGCAGACATCATGGCCCTGACGTTTGATGTAGTGGAAGCATTGAAAGGGCTTGTGTTCGTTGACCTGGTGAAAGTGGGAGAGAATAAGTACAAGTTGATTGAGCACTTCGGAGGACTTAATGTTACAGGGTATTATGCGGATGCTCTTTCTAAAAGTGCCGAAAAAAGTTTCGACGGTGGTGTATCGGCTATTACCTACGATAATGGTGAATTGACTGTCACCGCTACAGGAACTCCTTCTTTGAAGAAGCCTTCTGAACTTCAAAAAAACGGTATTGTCGGTATTGAGCAGAAAGAATCGTATGATTCAAGTCTTTAACTTATAAATACAATACAACATGATTGTAGAAGGCGTGAATTTCATAGAAAACGAGGTCGTGAAGTGGAAACGAAAGGACTTTATCGATACTCACAAAAAAATATTCTTCTTGAACAGGGAAGAATTTGAGAGAGAAAAGATTCTGGGTGATATCTATGACCGGATAAAGGGAATACTTCCGGATAAGGGTAAGATGATTGATTGACAGGGTGAAGGGGATGGATTTTTATTAGTTCATCCCCTTTTAAATTACATGGGATATGGCAACATTAAGCGATGCGGCTGATAATTTTAAACTGTTTGTTGGAGGACTTGAGAAAGTTGTAAAACACACAATTCAGAGTAATGCTGATTTGGTGCAGGACTTTATCCGGCAACAATTGTATTCAGGGGTGAACGGTCGTGGCAAACCTTTAAGGCCAACTTATCTCAATGATCCTTTTTTTAATTCGGAAGATGCGGGCAGATGGTTCCATAACGCTGAAGGCTATATGAAATGGAAAATGGAGAAAACACCCCCGACTCCTTCTTATCTATTCTTGCCACCACGTGATATGAAAACTCCAAACCTTATAATCCGTGGAGACTATTATTCTTCTATTACTGCTATCCCAATTGATGACGGATTGAGGATAGAGTCTGTCGGAGTCTCTTTTGGGGATGATATTGAAAAGAAATACGGCAGTATAATACTGGCCGTAGGACCCGAAGCATTGGGGCATTTTATGGTTCATTTTATGAATCCCGCATTACGGGAATATTATGCAAAATTCGGTATACTGTGAGCTGTTGGTGTGATAATAAAAAAAGGATGCAGGATATAGAGAGAGTCCGAAGTCTTGCACGCATAGCTGCCAAGATGGATCACTCTGTGTATGTGCTGTATGAAAGGAAAGACGGAACCTTTGATTTTCTACCGGAAGGTATTGAATTCTATGGAACGTTTGTTGAATTGGTATTTTATTAGAATAAGAAGTAATAACCATCGTGTGAAGGGGCACGATACAAAATTTTAAATTATGGCGAATGAATTTAAAATAACGGATATTGTTGATAAAAAAGCTTTTGATGAATTAACTATCCTGATTGCTAAATTTAATGAAACCAAAGAGGCTTATGTGAATCTTACCAAAGATTTGGCAGGAGGTCTCAGAGTAAAACCGGGAGATCTTAAGGAATTAGCGGATAAAACAGAGAAGTATACCGGTATAATGAACCAATTGATTACTACTCAAAACGAACTGTCTGATATA